TGGCGAGCCCCTTGCCGGCCGCGAGCCGGGCGAGCCCGGTGCCGCCGGTCGCGATGCCGCCGGCCAGTTCGGCGCCGCCGGTAATGAACGGATCTTCGCGCCGGGCTTTCTCCATGGCGTCGCGCTGCGATTGCAGATTGATGTCGTAGCGCTCGCCCATGCCGGTGAAATAATCCTTGAAGCCTTTCACCCCGCCGACGTTGCTGCCGGCTGCCATGGACACCAACGGATCGAGCACCGCCGAGCGCACGCCCGCGCCGATCTCGTCGCTCGCGCCGAGTGTCGCACCGGATGCGACGCCCTGTGCCGCTGACGCGAGCGCGTTCGAATCCTCGTCGTAATCCTTGTTTTGCAGCATGTTGGCAAGCATCTGCGCATCCTTGGCAGCGTTTTGATCGCCCGCATCGGCGGCAGCACTGGCGTTTCGGAGCGCACTGTAGAGTTGCTGATAGGTTGCCATTACGGTTGTCCGAGCCAACGATCAATCAACGCTTGCTTATCCGCCGGATCGGCGGGCGTCGGCGGTACCGAAGGGCCGGCGCCGCTGTGCGCGCCGGTGCCGACATACTGGCCCTTGAAGTACATGACGGCCGCTTCGTCGTCGCTGTACGGCTTGCCGGTTTCCGGGTTCATCGGGTTGTAGACACCGCCATACGGTGCCCACGCATCGGCAATCAGGCCCGCTCGACGCTTGTTCCAATCTTCCAGCATGCCGGTTTCTCTTTGGTGCATGCTGAGATACGCCGCCGAATGCGCCGCCTGTGCGGCGTCAATGGCGCGCAACTTCTGCATGCCGCGCAAGAATGACGCGATATAGGCCGGGCTCGCGGTTGGTTGCGGCCAGCCCTTTTGTGCAATCGCCACGTCCTTGTCAGTAGCCGGGCCGGCGGGCAGATTGCTCAACACGCCTTTCATGCGCAGTTGTTCGTATTCGGTGCGCAGTTGCGTCGTCGCGTCCTCGCCACCGACCACGGATTTCATGAGTTCGAAGGCTTTCGCCGGCACGCCCGCCGCGATGCCTTCTATCGCGGCCTGCTGGTAGCGCGCCGCGATGTCGTTCATGCGCCCGAGATCCGATTCCGCCTGTTGCGCCGTGCCGATGTAGGTGTTCAGGAAGCCTTGCTCGGCGGAACTGAGCTTTTCCTTTTCCACCAGAAAATCAAAACGGCGCTCGCCGGTTTTGACAAAATGTTCGTGGTACTTCTGCAATGACTGCGCCGTCCAGTCGAACGGATTCACCGCGCCGTACATGCGCTGATAGCGTTCCATCGGATCGTTATACTGATCGATGCGCTGTTGATTCTGTTGCGAGTTGACATACTGGCCGATTACCTGCGACGGATCGGCCGAGTGCTTCGCCATGAGCCCGTACAGCGCATTCATGTCGCCGCCCTGAAAGCCCATTGGCGGCGTACCCGGCGGCTGATCGACACCGAGCAAGCCCTGTTGGCGCGCCTGTAGTTCTGGCGATTCGGGCGCCAGCATCCCCGGCAGCGGGCTCATTTTTGCATTCCGTCCATAATCATCTTCCACTGCATCGCCTGCACCGCCGGCGGAATGCCGCTCACCTGACTGCCCGGCAATTGCTGCGACGCAGCGGCAACCGAGCCCTGTGCCGGCACCATCTGGCCGTTCATCGGCACCATGCCGCCGCCCGGTTGCAGTCCACCGTTCTGCATCATGCGGAAGTAGTCAGCGATCTCGCGCCGGGCTTGCTCGATGCGCTTCCTTTCATCTTCTTCCACGTCCTGTTGCTTCGACGCCGTGAGCCCGCCAAGCAATCCGGCTGCCGGGTTGCCGCCGCCCGGCATGGCGTTTTGCGCCAGCAATCCCATGCCCATGTTGAACATCGGATTAGCCAACAACGCCTGTTGCTTCTGCGGATCACTGAGCAAGCCGCCAACGTCTGACTTCAATGTTTTCCATGACCAGTCCATGACTTAACTCCCCAAGAATCCGCCGAGTGCGCCGATACCCGCGCCCCACGGCCCGGCCGCGCCAAATCCCGCCAAGCCGCCGCCGATAGCGCCGGCGAGCGGCGAGCCGCCCGGCTGCGTCGTTGAAGTCGTGCCGTAACCGGACGGCATGCCGTGCACGATATTCGCGTACTGGCCCAACATCTGCCACGGCGACTGCTGGCCGAAATTGAAGCGCGCCTGATTCGCATTCATTAACTGTTGCGCCTGATTTTCCATCATGCCGCCGACGCCGAGCAGTTGATTCATGTTGCCGTATTGCAGACCGCTGTAGCTCGGCATGAGCGAGCCGGCGCGGAATTGATTGGTGCCGACGTTGCCGTACAGGTCGTTCATGGCACCGACGCCGCCGAGCCCGAGTTGGCCCATGCCCTGCCCGGCTTGCAGGCCGAGCCCAAGTCCCTGCATGTCCAAACCGCCCTGACCGAGCCCGAGTTGTCCGAGTTGAGAAGCCGCTTGCTGACCCAAGCCCCGCTCGCCGAGATAAAGTTGGTTGCCGAGCCCGCGCTCGGCGGTGTACATGTTCGCTCCACCTTGCGCCCCCTGTAGCATCCGGTCGCGCTCCGACTCATACGCCGGGGCATAGATGTCGCTCGCCATGCCTTGCAGATCCCGGCCGAACTGGCGCGCCGCATTGCCGACCACTTCCTGCTGAATCCCGCCGCCGGTGCGCCCGCCCGATCCGAACATGGACGCGATGCCGGGCAAGGTTTGCTCGTTGAACGCCTCGCCCGCTCGCCCGGATGCCGTTTTGAACATCTGATCGAGATACGGATTGGAGCCGAGATAGCCGCCGCCGGCGGTTGTGGCAAACTGGTTTGCCGCTGAATTAGCGGACGGTGGAAGGCCAGCGCTGCCGGGTCCGCCTGCATACTGTTGAGCCTCGCCAAGCCCGCCGTATCCAGTCATGTGACCCAAAGCGTTCGCCGCGCCTCCCACCATCCTATTCGGTCCGGCGTTCATGCCTTGCATGCCCGCCGCTTCCATCATGTTCATGCCCGGTCGAACCCCGGCCGCAGCATTCTGCGCACCGCCCATAATGGCGCGCGGATCGATGTTCTGTTGATTGAGCGCGTTACCGAGATAGCCGCCGAACGCGCGTTCCTGCGGTGAACCGCTCAACGCACGTTGGGTAATCATGTCGAACGCTTGTTGCGACTGCGGACTGAATGGCGCGACCGTCTGACCGGGATAGTATTGCTGGCCGACACCGCTGCCGAACATGCCCTGCGCTTGGCGCATGACATCGGTGAGGAACGGTTGCTGTCCCGACCATGGCGAAGATGATTGGGTACTGGTATCTGATCCGCCGCCCATTAAAGTTCCTTCCGATAGATCGTGCGTATCGGTTTGTAATCGTGATAGCTCGCCTGCAACTTGTGCCAGCCGCGCCGACCGGAGAATTCCACCGCTTCACAATTATGACTGCGCGCAAATTCCGCCTGTACTCGTTCCCAATCCGGCAGCCAGTCGTTGACGGAATCGCCGGCAATGAACTGACACCACAACACGTTGCCCAACGGCCGCGTTTGGATCTCGGTAATCGCAATCGCCTGAAAGTCGTTGATGATCCATAGCTGCCAATCTTCCAGTTGCAGCCGCGTCAATACGTCGTCGAGCCCGTAGCCTGTAATCGGCTTGACCACGCGCCGTAACAGCGGCTCGACGCGCGGCCATACGACCAGCAACATCGCCGCCGGCACGCCGCCGATGGCGTTGTCGAGATCGTCGAACAGATCTTCTAAGCGTGCATTCATTAGAACCAACCGCGCGTGTACTGCGACATACCGGGCTGCCCCATGCCTTGCAGCACCGGCGCCCCGGCTGGTTGCGATGCGCCCGGCGGTGCACCCATGCCGCCGGGTCGCCCGAGTGGCGCACCGAGCGAACCCATGAACCGATCCATCGCGGTCAACGGCTGGCCGTAGTGCGCGGCGCCACCAAACGGTGACGACGCCGGCATGGTCCAGCCCTGCGGAAACAGCCCGGCAAGCGGCCCGCCGGGCTGCTGTCCGCCCATTGGCTGTTGCCCCGGCGGCGGTGCCCGGCCCGGTATCGGCATTTGCTGCTGCGGCCCCGGCGGGCCCCAACCGCCGCCCGGCGGCATGACCTTGCCCATGCCCCGATTCACACCGCCGGAATAGCCATAGCCGCTGCCGCCGTAGCCGCCCTGCATGCCCTGCCCGTAGCCAAACGGGCCCTGACCGCCATAGCCGCCCTGTGCGCCGCCCCACGGCTGTTGCGGCTGCCATGGCGACTGTCCGCCGAACGGATTGCCGAACGGCGAGTAGCCAAATTGGTTGTTGTTGAAATTCGAATTGCCCATGACGTTGCGCGACATGTCCTGCGTGAGCGTGTTGTAGCGTCCCATGCCGCCGTAGTTGTACATCGAGGGCGCGGGCTCGCCGGGACCGCCCGGCCCACCGGCCGGACGTGGCTGTGCGGTCGAATCCGACAGCATGCCCCCTTCCATTCCGCCGCCGGCTGAATCGCGTGCCTGCCGGACCATGTTCTGCAAATTGCCGCCGCCTGAAAATCCGCCGCCCATTAGCGTTGTCCCCCGGTTAATCGGGAATGCGCGGTCACACCGACCGCCATATCGAAACCATCGGCGATGTTCAGCCGATAGCGCTGGTATCTCGCGTTCTCGCGGATACAGATGTCGCCGTTCAATCCGTTCTGGCCCTTCGCCAACGTGAACTGCGGTATTTCCTGACTGGTGTTGCGCTTGCCGACTTGCAGCGTAATCAGGGTCGCGCCGTTGCCTTCGACCACGGGCCGCACACGGTTGGTTATCTGCCGGCGCGTATCCGGCCCGGCTTGTTCCAATGTGTCCAGCGTCGCCACCAGCGGCGGGCCGTCGAGCGTGCCGGCGACGTTGTTCGCGTTGAACACTTCGACGCTGATAAAGCCGCCGGAATAGGCGTCGGAGTCGACCGGGATCGAGTCGAGATCGATGCCGCCCGGCAGTGGGCCGTCGAGTGCATCGAGTGAGAATCCCGGCGATACGAATTCGTCAATGACTTGCGTGACCAGTTCGGCATACGCCCACTTGTCCGCCGCCCAATTGTAGACCAGCAAGCGATTGTTGAATGGCTCGGACGCACTGGTTTTGAAGGCCCAAATAATCACGCGATTCAGTCGGTCGACGGTGGCCCGAATTCCGCCCCACGTCGAGGGCGGGCAGTTTTCTTTGAACCAACGCGACACGCGATTGTGGCTGATCGACTGCGACTGCTGGCCGTCGAATACGTAAAAGCCGTCCCAACCAAAGTAGTAGGTCAAGCCGCCGGTCCAGACCACGGAATTTGGTGAGGGCGTGCCGCGTTTGCGCTCCACTTCGTCAATCTGGAAGATGATTGGCGGGCCCACGTAGTCAGCGCGATAGATCGAGTGTTCACAGAAGATCACCGCGAATTCGCCCGGCACGATACGCTGCACGCTGCCGGCCCGGCCGAATAGTTCCTGATAGTCGGCCTGCGTCCGGATGCTCGGTGTCCACGCTTCGGTGTTGTTGTAACCGCACCATTGAATGAAGTTGGAGCCCAAGCCGTCGATGTCGCCCAACATAACGAAATCGCGGATCGTGGCACAGGTTTTAGCGACCGGGGCGCCCGGCAGATCGGCGAATATGGCGCTGACGCCCACGTCGTAGTATTGCGTCGGATCGCCGAGACTGGTCGCAATCACGCGGTCGCCGAACTTGGTGAAATCCCAATTGCTCGCGTTGTACGGTGCGGACGTGCCGCTGACATCATCCCATGTCGAAGATGCAAGCAAGCGATACAGCGAGGCGGAATCGCCGGCAAAGTTGCTGATAAGCCCGTTCTGATCGACGGTCCAGAATGTGCCGATACAGGGATCGGCGAGCGCGTCCGAATAGTCCGATATGCTCGGAAACGGCCGGTAGCCCTGTGCTTCGGGAATCACATTCTTGGCAATGATCGCGCCGGGGTTGTTGATTTCCGGCAGATCCGGCAGCCATTCGCCGAACGGTATGAACTGTGCTTGCGTGACGCGCATCAAACAATCGTCCGGGGCGAGTTGAAAGCGACGTGGCCGAGCGCCGCGTAGCGCTTGCGATTCTCGTTGATGCCCATTTGTCGCGTGATTCGGTCAAAACGATTCTGGTACTTCGCTTCCAATTCATCTTCCTCAATCCACTCTGCCGCAGCGCGCAGCACTGCGTACAGGAACAGATCGAAGTGGTTCAACAGAATCCAGTTGGTATCGGTGTCGTTGACCAGTTGTGGAAAGCGAGCCATGTACAACAGGTCCACGTTGGTTGGTGTCGTGGGCGATGGTGCGCCGGATACCAGTAGCCGCATGCGCTCGTCTGTGCTGGGTACGCCGCCCCCGCCGACAATTGTGTAGAACTGGCCGGATCGGTCGTGTTGTGGACTGCGCCGCACGAATACGTCAGGGGTGACATAATCCATTTCCGGTTGGTTGTTGGCGACGCCGAGTGACACGATCTCCAAAAAATCCGCCGGCAGATCGATGGCCGGCGCAGTCATGGCGAGCGTAATCAGCCGGTGCATGGTTGCCGGGCGCACTACGCGGGTAATCTCCGCTTCGGCAATTCGCAAGTGCCGGCGGAAGTCCGTCACCGCCGCACCGATGTCGTCGCGAATCAGGATCGAGTCGACGGCGGAACGCAAGGTAGCAAGGTCAGTCATAGCTTGCGCCCGTACACGCCGCGCCCTTTCCATGTGCGCAGTTGGCAGTTCTCGCGGCTATTGAGTTTCGAGACTTCGAATTGCGCCCACGTCATTTTGTCGGCGTAGTTCGCCTGCCAGTCCCGGCGCCATGCCTGATAGGTATTGAGCGGCGTGCGCGCGACTAGCCGCATGCCGGAACCGGGGCGCTGATCGAGCCCGCGCAGTTCGGCGCAGCTTGCCAATATGTCGTCGTCGATGTGACCCGGCGTGAACTCGATTAACGTGAGTTCATTGCCGTCGTGGTCTATCTCCGCGTAGTGCTCGATGCCGGTCGGAGACTTACCGAGCGGGTACCTTTTCGTCACTGTGGATCGTCCTTCGACGCGGGCGCCCCGGTCCACGCTGTACGGGCGGGGCGACGCTGTTCGGGTCCACGGCGGGTAACGGCGCCTTGGACGATTGCATGTGCCGGTTCGCTCGTTCGAACGCCTCGGCAATAATCACATCATCTTCGGGGCCACGGGATTTGTAAGTCGGCGCGGTATAGCGCGCTGCATCTTCGTCAGGATAATCGAGCGGGCGATTAGCAGGGTCCAGCGTGATTTCGACGCGATTGGTTGCGAGTATCGTTTGCAGCAACGATTGCTCGCCGCCGCCATACTTGCCCGCTTCGAAATCCTCGTCGATCTCGACGATCTCGCCGGGATGCAGCTTGCGCCGCACCAGTGAGCCGCCGAAGTGCACTCCTACCGTCGCAGTTCGTTCATCCATCTGTTTGACTTTAATCCGTGGCATGGCTGTCTCCGTTACGGGATTGAATCAGCGGCCGGCACGGTGCCGGCCGCTGTTGCCCCCGCGTTGGCGGGTTTAGATCACCATTGCCAAGTTCGAATCGATGTCGGCGATCAAACCACTCGCAGCTTCCTGCTGTGATATGAGCGCCCAATCGACCAGTATGTGCCGCCGTTCAGCGTCACCGACCTTGGCAATTGTTTCCGTTTTGTAGCTGTCCAGATACGCGATTTCCCAAAATTCCGTATCCAGAATCCAGACATCGCGTTCCCGCTGGAAGCGGTTCGGCACGATATCGAGAATCTGGAAGTCGCCGACGTAGGTATCGACCGCGCCGAGTACCCGTGCGCCGCCGCCCGGCGACTTGCCATGATCCTGATACGGCGTCGCGATCCGGGCGTTGGTACCGAACATGTAGGTGGAAAACTTCTGTTTCATGCTCGGCCCCATCATTGCCATGTTCGGATCGCCGCCCTGCACGTAGCAATCCTTGCAGGTCGTCAGGAACGTAGCTTCCGACAGCGCCCGCAGGTTCAGTGCGGTGGCGTCGGTGGCTGCCGTGGTCGGCTGGCCGTAAGTCGTATTCGACAGCGCGCCGTCCGTGCCGCCTACGCCCCGGTAAGCGTTGGTCGTGACCCACGCACCGAGCCCGGCGGTTTTGGATGCAACCGACTGCGTGCCGGCGAGTGTCGCTTGGTTGTTGCACGCGATTGATTCGACGTCGCGCTTGAGCGCCTTGCCCTTTTTCGCGAGTTGATACGCGAGTTCCGACTTGCGGCCCGCCTTGTTGACGATATTGGCACGCCGCGACACGTTGACGTACTTGATCGAGATTTGCGCGTAGACACCGAGCCGGTTGGCCGGGTCGCTGGAATCCGCGCCGAAGTCCGCACCGTCAATCGCGGCGTTGGACAGGTTCACGGCTTCCAGATCGTCGATGAGCCATTCGTGCAGGGTATTTGTCATGTCACCGCGACCGATGTTGGAAACGAAAGGCGTTTCGGTCGGTGCGATGTTGTAGATCACATTTTCGAAATCTTCGCGGACATTATCGCCCGCAGTCGCTAGGTCGTAGCGATCAAAGTTGGTTGTAGACATTGGGGCTGCCCTCTAAAGGAACTGTTCGATTACCTTGGCAGCATCGCGTACATGACCTGTTTTCTTGGCGCGGGATTGCAGTTTCGCAACCTTTTCCTTGTTGATTGTCGCCTTGCTTTTCGGCTTGGACAATACGCCCGGCTTTTGCATCTTCGGTACTTCTTTTTTGATGCGTGAAACGGACGCACGCGCTTTTTCTTTTTCAGCTTTCAGCGCGGCGTTTTCTGTGCGTAAGTTACCCAATTCCAATGCGGCTACAATCATCCGATGATCGAGCACTGCGTTGACTTCCTCGGCGCTCAGACCCACCGTTTGCAACACTTCGCGTGCCGCATTGGTGTGTGACGCACCGAAACCCGGAACGGCTTTCAACAGTGCTTCGGATTCTCGTTGCTTTGCTTTCCCGTGTTCTGTGGCTACAAACTGATCGTATGCGGCTGCTGCCTGCTGTTGAAAGTGCCGGACTCGTCCGATCTGTTCGCCTAGCTCGGTGCGACGCGCTGACCATGCCCCCGGATCGTTTTCCCGCATTACCTGTAACTGCGGATCGTTAAGGGCTTGAATGATGTCCTGCTCCGCTGCCGCGATTACCTGTGCGGCGACGTGGTTTGCCCGGACATAGGAGTCATGCGTGTTCTGCCGAGCCAGTTCAAATGAACGGCGCTCGTCCGCCAGTTTCGCGGTACTGCGGCGGTAATCAGCATCCCTCTGGTAGCCTTTTTCCAATTCGGCCAGCGTGACCGTGAGTTCTTCCCCGGCGGCGTTGAATGAGTGCTTGAGCGCATTCTTGAAATCGTCGAGCGACATGTCGAGTGCCGCCGCGAATTCCGCCATGGTGGTAAGTTCTGCGGTTTCTGCCGTATCGGTGTCGGCGCTTGGATCTGCCGAATCTTCGGGTGCCTCGTCGGTGTCACCTTGCTCGGTGTCCTCGTCCGGCGCCTCGTCGGGTACTACTTCGTCTTGTTCGGTTTCCGGTGCGTCACTGTCGGGTTCGGGCGTTTTCTTTTGGAACCGGCCCTTGGTGTCGCGCTCGGTGGTGACATCTTCGGCCGCTTCCCCGGCTTTGTCCGGGTGCGCGCGGCTTTTGGTTTTTCGTGGGTTGTATTGGCCGTCGTCGTCCAGTAGCCCGGCGATCTGATCGCGGGCTTGCGAGAGTCCGATACCTACATCGGGCGTCGGGGTCGCGGGTGTCGGGACGTTAGTTTCTGGTGGCATTCACTGACCCTTCGACAGCCTCGGTAACTAGCGCCGCCATGGTGAACTGCTGGCGCTGCACCGTGAGCGACAAGGTACGCCGCAGCGCATTCAGGTTGCGCAGCGAACGGGCAATGTCGATAACGTAATCCTCAAATTCGGGGGAGCCGTCGCTCTTGGCTTCTTCCAGTGCCTTGACGTAACCCTCGCGGATCATGTCATAGGCGCGCTGGAATGCCGGATCGGACAGCAAGCGATCCGCCTCGCTGGCTATCCGTTCATTGTCTTTACCCGTGCCGCGCATCGGTATCCGCTCCCCGGATTGCCCCGAAATATAGCCCCTGTTTTACTCTTTGTCACTAGGCGGGCCTTCCGCCTTGATCTGCTCGGCTTCCCGCACCGTGTCGGATGCCTCGACCTGTGACTTGCCGGCGTCGGCTTTCGCCTTGTCGGCCTGTGCGTATTTGAGGAATTCGCTCGCGATGATCTCGCGGATTTCCGCCATCATGCGCTGCGGTGCGAACTGCTGTTCGTTGGCCGCTTCCTGCTCGCGGATCTGCAATTCCTTCGCCTTGAGCATCGAGTCGGATTGATGCTTTTGCGCATCCGACTGAGACTTCTGCGCATCGGCCTGCGCCTTCGCCATGTCGGACTGCATTGTCACCTGTAGCTGTTGATCCTGCCGGTCGGCGTCACGCTTGAGCGCGTCCGCCTGTGCCTCAGCCAGCACCATTTCCGGCGGCGGGGGCGGCGGCGGCGGCGCTTGGAAATCTTCGGAACTTGGGTCAATGAAAAAGGATCGCACGTCGCCGATGCCGCCCGCGTTTATCAGCTTCGTGAGCGTGTGATAGATCTCCTTCAACGACGCCATACCCTGCCCGGCCGCTTTCTCCTGCATCGCGAGGATTTGAGTCAGCATGCCGAGCACCTGTGTTTTGGTGCTGAACCCGAGCCCCACTTCGACCGCCATATCGGTGCGGTCGCGCCAGCCCTGCGGATCGACGTTGACCCACTTGCCCCGGAGCTTGATCGCTTTCGCGATGTCCCAATGCGAGCGCAATTGCTGGTGCACTTTCAGCATGAGTTGCCGGAAGCCGGTTTCCGCGATGATCCGTACCAGCATTTCAATCCGCTGACTGGCCCGGTCCAGTGCGTTCGAAAACACTTCCTGCCGGATCTCCTGTAGATCGTTCGGCGCGACCCCCGATTCCGGTGTCACGCCCGAGCGCGTACCCTGTCGGTTGTTGAAATACTCGATCACCGGAAGGATCTCGGCGATGATCGACGTATGCGGCTCCGGGGCGACTGCATCGCCCGGCAAGCCCCGCACCGGCACGTATTCGGCCTGCGTGTTCAACATCGCCTGCATGGTGGCGCCGTCGTCGGTGAGCGAATCTTCGGCGAGGAACTTTTTCTTGACGTTCGCCCGGTACACGTTGTCGAGCATTTGCCGGGTCAGGATCGACAACAGCAATTGCAGATCCTTGACGATCTCGATGTAACCCATGCCCGTGTGCTTGTGCGGCATGAGTATCGCCGACAAGCTGACAACCGGCTGATAGTTGGTTTCCTCGTTGTCGAACACATGATCGCCGATCAACGTGATGGTGCGCTGCTCGGCCAGTCCGTCGCCGTCGTAGTCGATTTTGACGTAGCACTCATGCACCCAATACAGGCGCATCGAGTCGTCGATTTCCTCATCTTCCTCGTCCGGCGATTCGTCGTCGTAGAACAGCCGATTGATCGCCTCGTCGCCCCAATTGTATTGCGCTTCGGTGCCGACCTCTTTTAGTTCGTCCGCGTCGAATCCTTCCTCAACTAATGCAGTGAACGACTTGCGTACCCGGTGGCAGACAAACGCCGCCTCGTCCAGATTGGACGACGTGCAGGACGAGTCCACCAAGCATTGCTCGCCGGGTATCGGCTCCAACGCCAATTCCATGACTTTTTTCGTCGTGCGAATTTTCAGGTCGAACACTTCCATCGGCATTTCGCCCGCCGGTGCCGGCATGCCCTGCGGCGGCGGCATGCCCTCTGGTGGGCCCGCCGGGGCAGCCTGCGGCGGCACACCGGGCGGGCCACCGGGCATTGGAGCGCCCGGCGGGGTACCCATGCCCGGCGGGGCCCCCGGTGGCGCTCCCGGCGGGCCCGCTGGCGGCGCCTTCGGCGGTATGGTCTGCGGTGTCTCGTAGGGCGGGGCCAGTCGCACGCTGCGCGAGCGCTGTTCCAGAATCTTAACGTCCGGATCTTCGGTCAGCATTTGCACGGCGATGTCGGACAGGCCGCTGACGGTGCCGACATCGGTGCGGGTGTATTCGTGCATGTGCACTTTGATGTACCCGTTCGGGTACATGAGTGCATCCTTGAGCCAATGGTGCAACGGTACGAAACCGCCCATGCCGCGATTGTTCGCGCGCATGACAAAGTAGTTCGCGATGTCGGTTTCCTGCGCCGCCGCTTCTTCATCTTCCTGACAGGACGGTTCGAAACTGACGATCCGATCCCCGGACAGGAACACGCGCAGCACGCTCGGCAATACCCACTCGATCACTTCCATGACTTCGCGCGTGACAAATTTCGAATAGCCTTCACGCTCGTCGCCGTACTCTGCGCCGATGTAGTAGTTAAAATTTTCCTTGCGCGCATTCGTGATATCGCCGTCGTCCGCGTTCAGCGCATCGTTGATCTTCCGCCCCAAACGCGCGACCAGTTCACGATCCGTCAGCTTGCCGTCCTTTTTCCGCTTGCGGATAGGAGTTACAACGGGCTCATTAGCGGCCATAGATCACTTCACATGGTCAAGTGACGGATTCGTCACGCTGCGAATGTCCCGGCCATGACGGTGCCGGGCGTAATTACGCGGATTCTCCCCGCTGGCGAAACGGGATTGCTGTTGCATGAAACCGTACTCAGATCCCCGGTACGCCTGCGACCATTGCCGCAGCGAATCGGCCGGATGGTTGGCCCAACCGGGACGCGGCGTTTTCCGCGCGATCTTATTGATGTCGTCCCACTGCCACTCGTAGCCGGCCAGCCCTTCCAGCCCTTTTGCGCACGCCTCGATGTCGAATTTCGCTTCCGGAAACTTGTTGCGCAATTGCTCGATGCCGTCGTTCAGCACGCGGATTTTCGGAACCACAATGATTGGATTCACGCCCGCAGTCTGCAATATCTGCCGACGCGACAGACCGCCGCGCGAACTCAAGTCGGTCACGTCCACGTCATGCGGTAAATAATGCTTGCCGTAAATCCAGCCATATTCCTTTTTCAGTTCCTTGAGCGTGTCGGCGTAGTACACCAGATCTTCCAAGCGATCCTGAAAGTAAAAAATGAAGTGGTGCCAATCCTTGACCATCTGGTGAAACCAGATCGCGGTATAGTCGTCGCGACCCAAATCCCAAAACGTGTTGACCGGCACGCCGCGCACAATCGGCAGACTGGTAATCCGGCCCGCCTTGCGTGCTGCCCTGAGCACTTTGCCAAGAATCGAAACTTCCGTCGTCCGTTCGAAGGCTTCGGCCGGCGTCGACGGATATTCCTGTTTCATGAGTTCGCCTTGCTCGGCTTCCTTTTTCACGTACCAGTATTTTTGCGTTTCGGTTATCTCGATACCATGCTCATTGCGTAGCTCGCGGAAGTACACTTCCGATTTCGGCGGAATCTCGACTTTCATATCGAGCATGTAGTCGGGGTGTTGCCACCACGGCAAGAAAAAGAATTTATAGTCGAGCGGCGTCAGATCGCCGTTGGATGATTCAATCAGGGCGTCGAGCTTTTCCGCTGTTTGGCACATGTCGAAAAATCGACCGTAGGGCCCTTCGGCGGTCGACTCGATCCAAAT